GTAGATGAAAGCTTGAGAAGTATTTCCAACAATACTCAAAGGAGGGGGAGTTCTGGAAGGATCAGCATAGGGGATTTCTCTGTAGAGACCCATACTGAGAACAGTGTTGTCAATTCTTGAAAGATTGGCAGTTCCAGAAGGTTGATGTTGTTCAGGGTGAAGAGCAAAGGAGAAAACATTAACACCATTAGCAGGGGTAGAGGTGTGGTAGTTGTAAGTTTGGATAAGATTGAAGTAAGCACCTTCTCTGGGTTGGAATCTGTCTTGACCATTAAGTTGAATAACAGCTTCAACAACAGGGTTGTATTGGTTGTTAATCAAAAGACCAGAAACAGTTTGGAGACAAGCCCAAATATCCATAGGAGAACCAAGACCATTACCAGCAACAGTGGTAAATCTGTTATCAACCCAGTCAGCAACAGGAACAGAAACATCTCTCACAGTAATATCATGCTCAACAGGTCTAACTTGGTAAGTAAGAGAAGCAGGAACAGGTGCACCAGTTTCATCAATTTGAGTATAAAACACAACAATGTTAAATCTGGTAACATAATCACCAAGATTGTATTCGGGTCTATCAGGGTTAGTAAGAACATTTTTTCTGAAAAGGAAAGTTCCGTTAACATCAGCTTGTAAAAGTTCAGCCATATCTTTAGGTGTAACAGCACCATCATCAACACCAGCACCAGGAACATATGTAAAGACAACATATTTAGAAGCATTTCTGGTATTGGAAGTGACAGTGTGAGGTGTATTCCAATCATTGTAATCAACAGAGGCAATATCAACAACAACATCACTGACATCTCCAGTGTCGCCAACAGCAACTTCACCAGCAAGAACATTGTTAGCAGCGTATCTGAGAGCCTTTTCCCATCCGTTGGATTCTAAAGAAGCTTCACGGTTGGAGTAGCAAAGGAAGGGGGAGTTTTTGCTCCAGTAAGCACCAGAAACAATTCTCCAGATGAATTCCTTTGAAGGATGGTTGAATTGAAGAGTAACTCTAAGAGGATTTTGGGTAACAGCTTGAGAACCAGTGAATTGAAGTTGAGTAATAAGGTATTCATGACCAATTTGAGCAAATCTTCTTCTTTCTTCAGTATCAATGTAAACATAGTCAACTAAAAGAGAACCATTGTTGAACACACCAACACCATTGTTAAGTCTAGCAAGATTAACATTGTTGCTATGAACAATAAGTCTTTCAAAGACATTGAATTGGAACCAAAGTCTAACTTCATGATATTGCAGAGCGATAAGGGGAAGGGCAAGTCCAGTGTTGGTGTTGCACCAAAACATAAGAGGGACGAAAAGGACGTAGTCTTGAGTCAAGTATCCAGTAGAATCAGGAGATCTCAAAGCAGTTAATTCATCAACATCACCAACTAAAGCACGGTAAGCTCTGTTGTTATTAACATCCTTGGTAAGGTCATGCCAAGTACTCATCCAATGACCCCATTGCTTGTCAATTTGAGTACCACCAATTTCAAATCTAATTGAATCAATCAAGAAATTACCAACTTCTCTAACATAAGCAAACAAGTAAGCTTCTCTATCTAATGCAGAAACACCAGTAAGTTGATTCATAAGAAGTCTATTTAATTGAACTCTCAAGTACATTCTAGTGACTAAATCACCATTTCTGGTAATAAGAACATTAGCTTCCTTTCCAAAATCAGCATTACCATTGAAAGTCAAATTGACAGTTTCAATGGCAAAGTTAGTATGTCTTCTATATACGACCTTGAAAAAGGTAATTTCGGGATTTCCAGTCAAATAAGTATCTTGAGCACCATAAGCTACTAATTGCATTAAACCACCAGACATTAGTTATATAAATTAGAATTAGAAAATAATTTTTGGAAAAATAAATATATTATAGATTTTTTATATTTATCCTAAAATTTTGATAAGAATATTTAAAGTATTATTTAATTCATTTATAAATATTTTAAATAAAAAAAATAAATTTATAAATTTTTTAATTAATAAATTTTATTATAAAGAGTAAAAAACTTAATAAAATATTTTTATATTTAACTTATGTCGAATTTTAAAACAAAAGATACAAAAAATAAATATAAAGAAGAAATAACATCACTAGATGATTCTCACACAAATTTTATTAATAATATATCTAAAAAAAGAAATACATATGAAAAAAAATTAAATAATATTAATAAATTAAAAAAAAAATTAGAAAATCACGATAAAAATAATATTCAAAATGAAAATTATTTAGAAGAAAGAATTAAAATTATTGATGAAATAGAAATTATTGAATATAATAATGAAAATAATAATTACAGTGAATTAGATTATTACTTTAAAACAAATGATATTTTAACTGATTATTATAGTTTGGATGATAAATTTAATGATAATATTCCAGATATTTTAGATGAAAATAGTAATATTGAAAAAATAGTTTCAAAAAAATGTATTGATCGATTGGATATATTAAATAATATTTCAAAAAAAAATAAAAAAAATAAAAAAGTAAAAAATAAAACTAAAAATATTTCTTATTCCAAAAATATTTTTAATTTTATAGATAATAGTTCAGAAAATTCAAGTAATAAATCTAATGAAAAAAAAGTTAGTAAATCATCTTTATTTGAAGATTATAAATTTATATTAAATAATAAAAGTAAAAAAATTGGAGATATTTGTATTAATTGTGGTTCAAATGATTTAAGTATCTCAAATTGTGGAATTTTTGTATGTAATAATTGTAATGAAATGGATAAATTTAAACCTGAAGTTGATGATGGAAATTATGATGAAAGTAGAATTAAAAAACCTAAATTACCATATGAAAAAAAAAATCATTTTTCAGATTGGTTAACACATTTTCAAGCAAGAGAGACCACAAATATACCAAATAATATTATTGAAAATATACAAAAAGAAATAAATAAATATAAATATACTGAGGAAGAAATTAAATTAATTAGTGATGTTCGAATTAAAAAAATATTAAAAAAATTAAAATATAATATTTATTATAAAAATTTGTCTTTCATAAGAACAAAAATAACTGGTATATATCCACCATCTTTTAGTAAAAATGAAGAAGAAATACTAAAAGATATGTTTAAAATTATTGAAGAACCTTTTTATAAACATAAGCCAAAAAAGAGAAAGAATTTTTTGTCGTATTCGTATATTTTATATAAATTTTGTGAAAAATTAAAATATGATGCTAAAAAAAATAAAGATTTAGATAAATATAAAAGATATTCAAAATATACAAAACAATTAATATTATTAAAAAGAAAAAATTTAAGAGAACAAGATATTACTTGGAAAAAAATATGTGAAGAAATTGGATGGGATTATTATCCAAGTTTATAATTTTTTAAATATATAATTTTTTTTATAAAATTATATTATGAAATTTAACAATACATATATCAATATAAACAACTCATTAAAATTTATTTTATTTATTATAACACTTTATATATTTTTAATGATTATTTTACCTTACTATAATAATAAAAAAATAGATGAAAATTCATTAATATTATTTATTTGTTCTTTTGTATCAATACTATACTATATATTAGATTCATATTATCCAAATTGTGTTTTTATTAAAAATTTATAAATATACTTAAAGATAAAATATTTAATAATAATTATTAAAATGAATAACGAATTAAAAGCAGAACACCTTGATATTAATAAACCATTTGTTAAAAATGTTAAATATCAAAGATTTTACACTTGTTCTATGTTAGCTCCTAATTGTTTTCCTATGTCTAAAAGAGAAAGTGTTAGAGATCAAGAAATTTATGGTTTTAAATTGCATGGTGTTTATGAAGATGAAAAAGACCAGGAAGAACATTCTGACAAGGTTAGAAATATTGTTAAAAATTATGAAGTTTTTGGGGATAAAATTGGTGAATTAATTGAATTTGATGTTGATATTGCAGATACTGAGAGAAATAGTAAAATTGTGTATAAGGAAGAGGAACAAAATGAGATTAATAATAGACAATATAAGCAGGAAATTTGTAAAACATATAAGGATAATAAAGATGAATTAAATTTTTCTGAAATTTTAAGTCAAAATCCCATTGAAAATAATTTAGATATTGATGAAAATTATTTTTCACAAAAAGAGCAAACATTTGTGTGGAGTGTTAATGAAGCAAGATTTGCTTGTGTAAGTTTTTATACTCCTGAAATGGTTCCAAATATTCCAGATAAATTTAAGAATAAAAAAATTGCGGGACATATTGTTCATGGATTTTTTGACAAAGTGAAAGATGCTCAAACATATGCTTACAGTCAAAGAAAAAAATATCCAATGATTTTTATTATGCAAACCGGTAATTGGTGTGCTTTTGATGTTAATTTAGTCAATAATTCTAATCCTGATCCTCAATTGCCGATTATTAGAACTCAAAAATTAAATGATTTTATGAAATTATATTTGGATTCTTTGGAACAGACCGCATTGGAAGAAAAAGAGAGAAAGGATAAGTATTTGAAGGAGGCTAATGTAGTAACTGATGAATATAAACATTTGAAGAATAATGAGATTAAAGTGGATGATGAAAGAACTGTTGAGGAAACTAATAATGAAGATGAAATTACATTAGATAGTAATAATTTTAATACTGAAATGGATATTAATAAAAAGTTGGATGAAATTAAGGAAAGGAGAGAACAATTAGAACATAGAGTAAATAATAATCAAAATATTAGTATGGAAGAAATGGAAAGTAAATTTGATAGAATGAAAGAGTTGTATGAGAAATTAAATAATTAATTTTTTTTTATTGTTAATAATTATATAATTATGTATTTATTAAAAGGGTTTTCATTAATATTTTTAATAATAGGTATAGTATTATTAGTTGTATATTTTATAACAATGAAAGCTGTATCAAATGTAGAACAAAAAGTTGTTTATAGATATATACCAAGAACATTAGAGGAAGAAATGGAATCACCAGTATATGTGTCAGAAATTTTTAGAACAATGTTTTCACAACCATCTACTTGGATTGATTCAACAGATTCCGATGCTATAAGACGAAAAGAAAATATGAATAAATATTTTATATCTCAAATGTAATAATATTTAATTCATTGTAAATATAGAAGTTTTTTTTCTCCATTCTTTATCATAATTACTTGAATGATAATTTTTTAATTGATCACAGCCTATCATACCAACTTTTGTATCTGAAGCTTTAAACCAAAAAACTTTTTCTTTAAATGGTCTGTCTGCACCGACATTGGCAATAACCATTGCTTGATGATTTATGGTTAATTGTTTAAAAACAGTTCTAAATTCTTTTACATTTTTAAACATACCCGCATAATTATCATATAATTTTTTCATATGATTTTCAATATCAGTTGCCAATAAAAAGAAATAATCAAAATTACTTCTTAAATCAGGTTGAATACCCAACGGTGTTTGCATTGTTAACATAAATAATATTTGATAATGTCTACCATTATACATTAATTCATACATTAATGGATCTTTAGCCCATTCACCCTTGTCGGATAAACAATCATCCATTAATAAAAATGAACTTGGGTTTATTGTTACACCTTTTTTTCTTTTGTTATTTTGTTTTTCTATCATTTTTTCTTGTCTTAAAAATAATTTTTCTAATATTCTGCTCTCAAATTTATAATATATAAAAGAATCTGGAAAAAATTCTGAATAAAAAGGCTCCTGTAATTTTTCTGACTTTGATATAACAATTCCAACCGGAATTTTACTTTTATAATGTCTTAATATATCTCTACATACCCAAGATTTTCCACTTCTTCTTTTAGCTATTAAAATTATAGCTGGATGTGATGCCATCATTTCCAATTCAAATTTATATATAGCCAATTTTTTACCATTAACCATAACATATTTAAGCTCACTCATTAAAATTATAATTATCTTATAAATTTATATATCAAAAAAAATTACAAAAATATTACCTCATAAAAATATCATCTAAACTATTATTATTCACAACTCTATATTTTTTATTATTCATCATTGACCCATCCTTACACATTGAAAAATAACATAACATAATTAATAAAACTATAGCAGTCCATAATAATGTTTTACTATAATCACCGTAAAAACAATCATTACTCATCAATTTATTAAAATGAAATACCACATACATAACTACAAAAATTATTAATGCAGAAACCAATAAATTTTCTTTTACCCATACTGACAAGTTATTCATTTATATATAATTATACTATAAATATTTTTTATTTTACCATTTTTTCAAAATACTCAGCCATATCCTTATCTTCTGATGCTCTTATTGATTTTATATGATTTGATTCCAAATTTGAAACGGTTTTAATATCTTCCATATTATTATTTACAATACCATTATCATCATCATATTCATCTATATTATTATCCTCACTTTCTTCCACCAATATGTTTTCATTTTTATCATTTTCTTCTTTATTACTTTCTTCTTTATTACTTTCTTCTTTATTACTTTCTTCTTTATTACTTTCTTCTTTATTACTTTCTTCTTTAATATCTTCTTCATTGACATTATTACTGGTTTCTTGATTATCAAGTATATTAACATTTTGATGTTTATTAGTGTTATTAATAAAAGTTGAATTATTGCCTCCAATAGTATTTTTTATATTTGGGTTAATATTATTTTCTTCAATAACTTCTTTAACCAATTTTTTGATTTTATCAATTTCATTTTGTTTGGATATTTTAACATTCAATTTTAGATAATCTTTAATTATATCATTGTAATCAGGTATTGATTTTTTAATGGAATTCATAATACAAATTTTAATTATATCATTTATTTCATTTCTCTTTATTTTTTTTAAAAAATAATCATAATTATTCTCACAAAAATAAAATGTTTCTAAAAAGCAAGTATGAATAAATGCTACAATATTCATTTTTTTGTAAAAGTCATTATTTAAATATTTATCATCTAAAAAGCTTTCATCTGTATCCGGATTATATGAAATAAACAATAAATAACTTTTAAAACAAGCTCTAATTAAATTATCAAAATAATCACTTGTTTTGGTTTCAAGTTTTATTCTATTATATTCTTCAGAAATTTGTTGATTATTCCACCTATATATTTTTTCAATATACATTCTAAAAATATCTAATTTTAATTTATTAAATAATCCATCTTTTTCATCATCAGTTAAGTTATTAATATTAATATTTTGTAATTTAAATAGTTTAATAATTTTTTTATCTTTTTTATTTGAAATAAAATTCATTTTTAAATTATTAAACATATTAATTGAATGTGTATGAACTTCTAAAACACTATTACATAATTGTGGAGATATAATTGAGATAAAATAATTAATTAAATCATTTTTTGTTTCATTTAAATATAAAAAATTCATTACTATTTAATATTAATAAATAGTTAAATTATTTTAAATATTTTTCCGCCATTTTATAAATTTTTAATGAATAGTAATTTCTATAGCTTTTATTTATTGTATTTAAGTTTAGTTTATTTTTTATAAGATTATTTAATTTTTTAAAATTAAAAAAGAAAAGTAATACAAAATATATATTTTTACAAAATTTGTTATAATATGTTAATTCAAAAATATTATTTAAAAACTCTACATAATAGTTTAAATTAAATTTCACATTGGTTTTATTAACCAATATTTTTTTTAATATTTCATAATAGTTTAAATTATTTTTAGAATAAAATAAATTGGATTTAACAATATTAAAAATATTAATGTTTAATAAATAATTATTTAAGATATTTATAAAACATATATCTTCATTTTTAATAATAATATTTATAGCTTTATTTATTTTAAATAGTCTAATTAATGGATGATTAATTAATTTGATATGTTCAATATATAAATCAATAAAATTTTTGTTATTTGATATTATATTTTTATTATTTATATTTTCATTAAAATTTAATAAATTAATTTCATTAAAATATTTATGTAAATTATTATGTTCTAATTTACAATACATAAAAATAATATTTATTAAAATATTAGTTTTATAACTTAAACATATTTATAAAATCAATATTAAAATATTTAAATAATTTTTTTAAATAATAATTGTTTATCAATGAATATTTTGTATATATTTTATTAGATAATTTATTTTTAACTTTATTAAAACATATCATTTTTTGTTTTACTAAAAATTTCAATATGAAATATACATTTCGTATATTACCATTATTAAATAAATTATTATTACTATCAATATTTTTTAATAATTCATTCAAGACATTATTATTAATTTTTGTTTTATCTAATAAATTAAATGATTTCAATAATTGTATATAATTTGTAACATTATAATTTCCAAATGTTAATAATTTATTTATTTTTTTTTTATACTTGTTTAGTAAAAATGATTTATTATATTCGATATTTGTAAATTTTTTATTTTTTAATTCATAATTATTTATTTTTAAATCATTTAATTCATATAATCTAAATAAAAAATAATATTTTGAAGAAAAATAAAAATGATTGTATGACCAATTATCTAATTTTAAAAAACCATTATTATTTTTATAACTATTTTTAATAAAATTTATTGAATCAATATATATATTAATAAAATTATTCATTTCTAATTTTTGTTCTATATAATCGCATGGGTCATTACTAATTTTTAATTTTTTATTTCTATCATTATCAAAAAATTCTTCAGTTTTTTTTATTAAATATGTAAAATTATATTTTAAAAATTTTAATTTAAAATCAAATGTTTCACCTTCAATTTTTTCATTATTATTTATTAATAAAATTTCATTTATGTATTTTTTATTCATATTATATTACATACTATAAAAATATATTTTAAATTATATTATTCAAGATGATATAATATTTTGACTTTTAACTATAAAAATATTATAAATAAAAATATCAACATTAAAAAATATATTATTAAAGTAGAATATTAAAAAATTAATAAAAAAAATAAAAACGTGTTTAAGCAATTGTAGTATTACCACCTCTTGCTGAAAAGAATGAAGCATCTTGAGGTGTCATGCAGACACAACCTAAACCATCCTTAAAATTCATGCCACTATAACCATTAGCAACATATTTATTAGCATATTCACAAGCCTTTTCAGGGTCAATATCATCTTCACCACCGCTTGGGTTTCTATAAACTGCAGGACAGCAATATTTGGATACAGGCATATTAGAAATATCATATTTTGCCAAATCACCACTGGGGTCAAGCATATACATATTTTGGAATTGGTTTCTTAATTGTTCGTTGGAAAGTTTATTTTGTTCTGTATTAATATCAAAATCATTGGTGTCTTCTTTAGTCCATTTATAACCATCATTAGTGTAAGTATCATGATTAGAATTCATGGAATAGCCATCATTATTAGAAGATGGTGAAGTGTTGGGCAATGGTGCTGTTAAAAGTTGTCCTGGAGAGGTTTCACCAAATTCCATAGCATTAGCAATACCATTTTTATTAGTCATTACAAAATTACCTGTATTTTGAAATCCTTCTCTTGGAGATACATAATTACAAATTCTTTTTCTTAAAAGCCAAACAATGATTATAATCAAAATAATACAAATAATAGTTTCTTGATAATTAGCCATATTATATATTATTATGTATATAATTTTTATTTAATCGAAAATAAATCTATACTTAATATAATTATCTTTTTTTATTATTTATAATTTTATATTTTTTTGTTTTACTTTTTTTAGGTTCAGCATTATAATAACCTCCTTCTTGAATATTTTTAAAAAATGTAAAATTAATGTTTTCCATAATGTTAATTACTTATAATAATAATTATATAATAATTGTAAAATATATTATGACTGAAAATTATAAAAAAATATTGTGTTATAATATTTTAAATAAAAAAATATGTTCTTATGGCGATAAATGTTTATTTGCTCATAATTTAAAAGAACAAATTATAAATGAAAATAAAAAAAAAATTATGAATATGATTTTAAATGATAATAATTTATCCTATTTTAATATATGTTTAGATGATGATTTTTATAAAGAATTATTGGTTTTTACAATTAAATGTAATAAGTGTTATGAAAATAATTGTAATGGTGGTTATAATTGTAAAAATGGTGCTTGTTGTGATAATTTATTAATATGTAAAGATGATTTAATTGTGGGAAAATGCAAAAATAAAGTTATTAATAAATATTGTTGTAATGGTATTCATTTAACTGAAAAAAATTTAATACCTTATAATATTCAATTATATATGTATCCAAATCTAAATTTTGTTATAAATAATAATATTCAAGATAGTTCTTATTTACTTAACAATAAATATAAATTAAATGATGATAATATTATAGATATTGTAGAAGTAATTGAAAATCACAAAGTTATTTATTTAAATAAATGGTAATAAATAATATTATATAGTTTGATGTTTATTGGAGCAATTGTGGCTTTGGACAATAAAAATGGAATTGGATATGATAATAAATTGCCGTGGAAATTAAAAGGTGATTTAAAAAGATTTAAGGAAATGACTGTTGGAAATGGAAATAATTGTATTATTATGGGTAAAAATACATTTAATAGTGTAAAATTTTTAAAAAATCGAGATAATTTAGTATTATCAACATCACTTATTATTGATAAAAAACAGGATAATAATTTGATAAAATCATTTAGTAATATTAATGAATTAATGAATTTTTTAAAAAATAAAGATTATAAAGAAGTATGGGTAATTGGTGGTGGTATAATATATAAAAAATTTATTGAATTAAATTTGATAAATTTGATGGTTATAACTGAAATAAAGGATAATTATCAATGTGATGTATTTTTTCCGGAAATTCCAAATAATTTTATTAAAATTAAAAAAAGAATATTAAATGAAAAAACAGAATTGGGAAAAGATACAGAAATATGTATTTATAGAAAATTAGAAGTTGGAATGGGTGTTTATTATAAAAATGATAATAATTCTATGTGGAAAATTATAAAAGTTCATACAGATGATTATCCGGATTATTATTTTACTATTAAAAATGAATTTGATAGAGAAATACAAACAATAAGAGAAAAATTAAAAATTGTAAATAATTAATTAAAAATTGAATTTTTTTTATTTAAAAATAATTAATTAATAATTATTTAATGAAAATTGAAGATAAATACAAGCCAAAATCAATAGATGATATTATTGGCAATAAATTGGTTGTAAATGACATGATTGAATGGATTACATCATTTTATGATACAACCGATTTTTTAATTAAACATAAACTATTGAAAGAAACAACAAAAGGAAGAAAAAAGAAAATTGTAGATGCCACAAATTATGAATTGGAATTAAGCAAAAGAAAATCCACACTTTTAATAACAGGAAATCACGGTTTTGGCAAAACTTTAATAACAAATTTAATTTGTGAGCATTTAAATATAAATATTATTAATATAACTGAAGATATTAATGAAAATATTGATATTAATTTTTTAAAAAAAATTATAAAACCAGATAATTTTTTTGAAGAAGATGATAATAAAAAAATAGTTGTTATTGATAGTTATGAAAAAATTATATCAAATAATGATAAAAAAGATATATTTGATTTAATTAAACAAAATAATTACAGGAGATTAATTCCAATTATTATTTTATCAAATGATAATCATAACACAAATTTATCAAATTTAAAAAAAAATGTAAATTTAATAAAAATAAATGAATTGCAAATTGATAAACTTAAATTATATATTAAAAATATTTGCTTTGAAGAAGATATTAATATTGATAATAACAAAATATATGAAAAAATAATTAAAAATTCTAAATTTGATATAAGAAAAATATTATTTAATCTTGAAATACTTAAAAAAATATATAATAATGAAAATATTGATGAAGATAAAATTAATTATATTTTTTCAATTTTAAAAAATAAAGATTTTAATAATGATTTATTTGGAATTGTATCACATATTATTAAAAATAAATTTAATATTAATGATTGTATAAAACTATTTAAAATACACAAAATGATATTGCCTTTAACATTATATGAAAATTATTATAAATTTTGTGATAATGATGATTATAATAATATTATAAGTAATTTTCAATTTGGTGATTTAATTGAAAATTATATTCAATCAGAACATAATTATGATTTAAATATATTACATTCATTAGTTAGTTGTGTGGTTCCGTCTTATTATATATCAACTAATTATAATAATAAAAACGAAAAAATTGATTATCCAAATGATTTAAATAAAACAACAATTAAAAAAAAATTCAATAAGAAAAAAAATAAAAATGACATACAAAATAATTATTACTATAATAATAAATCTATAGAAGAATTAATATATTTAAATGACATTTTTGAATAAATTATTTTTTATAAAAAAAATATATAAATAATATATATAATGTCTGAACAAAAAGATAAAATTAATTCGGAAGTAATGAAATTGCTTAAAATGGAAAAAGACGATAGAATGTCTCTTTATAAAGAGTTTGAAAGTTTAAGAAACAAATACAATGACAGTGATATTGTTGATACTATTTACGAAAAATATATGGATGAATATAAGAGAATTATTAAGAGAGCTCTTAAAATTAAGGAAAAGCTTTTTGACAAATACCCTAATCTTGAACCAAGAGAATATGATGCTAAAGTTTCTGCTTACCAAAAGAAGTATGATTTTAGTGATGAAGAAAGAAAAGTTATTTTGAAATACATTAGAGATGAAAAGAAAATGACTTTACACGATAAAGACATTCGTTCCCTTATGCCTTTTACTCCTTTGAGTAAGGCTCTTGGATACAGACCCCAACATGCTGCTTATATGACTGGTGAAATGAAAATTGGTAATAATGAAATGGAACATGTTAATAAAATTGTTAAGTGTCATCATGAAAATGCTCAACTCGCTCAAAGAGTTCAATTACAATCATTAGTTTATGATGATACTGAATTATGTGCTTTGAATGGAACTGTTGATAGATATCAAGTCAATGATATTTATTCTTACATTGACCCCTTGTTATTTGCTCTCTTCATTCCTAAATTTGATAGTTTAGAAAGAAGAATGCTTTTAACATCTATTGCTAAAATGATTGTCACCAGAAAGGAAGGTAGAGCTTTTCAAACTCAACCCGAAGTTGATCTTTTTGAAGATTTATGCAAAGATCCTTCTGAAACTCAATGTACTACTGAAATTGCTCCCTACAAGGATATTTCCAAAAGATGTGATGTCCAATCTGCTCTTTGGCATTGTGTTCTTTCCTTAAGACAAGGTAGATATTACTGTTCTGAAACTTCTAATTTAATGAATAAGTTAGAAGCTTGCAAGAATGTTATCTTTGATTCTCCTGACTTTTCATTTGTTAAAGATGTTGGTCATATGGTTAGAAAATTGTTTGGTGTTTTCTCATACAGACCCATTCATATTATGACTGAACCTGCTCAACCTGTTTTGAACCTTGGATTTTCTACTTCTCATATGGCTGAATTAAGTGTTGGTGTTGAAACTACCATTCCTATTATGACTTGCAGAATGACTTCTGAAGGCCATGATGCTACTCCCACCCCTGGTTCATCTGGTAAAGAAATGATTGACTTTGGAACTGCTGTTAAAGGAAGAAATAATATTTACATGAAAGGAAAACATATGGTTGTTAAGAGACAAACTGTTATTCATTGTAATGGTGTTCTTGTCTTCTATGTTCCCAGAAGACACAATGGTCTTGCCAATTCATCTTCATATGCTTATGGAACAATGGTTCCTAAAGAATTGCCAATTACCACCACTACTTTAGAAAGAGTTAATAATCATGAAATTAGCTATTGTTCTTCGGTTACTCTTGATAGAGGTCAAACATTAAATCTTAGATCGGTTGTTGTAATTGAAACTCTTTACAATGAACTTTTTGGTGAAAATGGAAAAGAAGTTATTGTTGGAACCAGTGCTATGGTTCTCCCCAAGGGAGATGACCAAAAGGGATGTGGTTATTATTACTCTCCTATTGATGGTAAATGTGATACTGCTTCTGTTGACAATATTGACAAGATTTCACCAATTACTGCTATTAGTGCTTCTGATTTTGTAGCTCAATCTACTAAGTATGGAACTCTTTTTGTTTATGAAAGTGAAACTTCTGAAACTAACACTCCTTACAGATGTTAAATTATTAATTCGTTTTTGTTTTAAATTTATAATTTAATTTAATTATAAATAATTAAAAAATAATATTAAAAAGATGGTAAATTAAAAGTTGTTGTAACACTTGGTAATGTTCCTTTTCTTCCTGCATTATTAACATTTACAGGCAAAGGAATTGGATTAATTGGAGAACTAATATCTTTTAAATACCCTTGTTCCATTTTAATCATTGAAATCATATCTGGAACAATTCTTTGAATAGTTGAATGATTCAACATTTTAACTTGTCTAACCAAATTATATGGCTGATTCAATCCATCTGCTACATATACAGAAAGCATTACATTTATTAAATCAGTTTCATTTTGATTTACTCTAATAACATATTTACCTTGTGTTCTTATTAATACTTCTTTTTTTATTCTATTTTGTATTCTAACTATATTGTCCTTTGAAAGAAATAATTCTGATAATGGTGTTGGTTGTGATATATTTCCTAATAATGATTTACTTATTGAACCTTCTGTAGCCCAATTATTTGTGCTTGGTTCATTCTTAAACCCAGTTATATTATTATTTTCAATTTTAACAAAATCATTACTTGTATAATTATTTAACTTGCTATAATTCATTTCTATATATATTAATTTATATAATATATTTCTTCTAAATTATCTACAGATATTTTTAATTGTTGAATATTAACACTTGAACCTATTGAATACATTGAACTTATTGGAAGAGAAACTGCATCACTGCCTTTTTCTATTATAAATAAACCTGAACCAGGTGATTCTGATTTAATAAACATACATATTTTCCACATATCCCCATCCTGTCTAACACATAAATCACCCTTCTTTGGTGTAAAATTATCCTGGATAATAAATTTTGTTTCATCACCATGTTCTCTGTCTCCAAAACCTTTTAAATGAGTTCCAATTCTATCATTTATAAAATTATTAAAATTTGTTAATAATATTGTTTCAAATATATTTGAACCTAAATTTGATGGTGAAGTATTATTCAATAAATTATTGATTTTTACTATTTTATCCAAAATTTCTTGTGATGGAGAAACCAAATCTTGAGCTTTAAAACTATCAATCGCCAAACATCTTTTAGCATTTTCCATAATTACATTTTCAATATTATTAACATCATCACCAAATTCCAAATTACTTAATATTTTACAAACATTAGCACCCTCAGTTATATCATGATTGTCAGTATTACATAATAATAAATATCCAGTATTTTTAATATAATATTCAACTTGTTCCACAACATATTTATAATAATTCGGATTTGCTGTTGATGTAGCAAAAGATTTAATATAAAAATTATTATTTAATTTCATATCTTTATATGTAAATTTCTTTTGCCACATTGTATAAAATACTATAATTATTTGAAATAATACATTGTCCCACATTTCAGCAGTTTTATATCCACATCCAACTTGTTTAACTAAATTTCTATCCATTTGAGCTCTATTAGATGCCCAATTATAAATATTAAAATCAGCACCTTCTGTTAATATAATTAAACACATTTGTGTCTTTTTCTTTTGTTGAATAAGACACCCATTACTGTCATATTTACTATTTGTTATTTGTTCGTTATTAAAATTTACATTACAATCCTTTGATATAAAATAACAATAAGAACATATAAAATTAGGACAATACTTATCCTTATTAATTTTTTGCCTCACAAATTGAAAATATTTTAATTCTCTTAATATATTTGAACTTTTATCAATTGGTAATAATGGGGTTGTTGGTGTTCCAGGTGTTGATGCACCAATAGATGATAAATTATTTGGATTAAAATATGTGTATTCTTCATTTGTTAAATTATATACTCTTACATTCATTATTGTATGTTTATCTGCACAATCACATCTCTTTGTTTTTTCATTATATTTAATTGGATAACAAGAACTATACATTAACATATTTTTTGGTCTATTCTTATATTTATTATTTGTTAAATTATGAGGCATAAATGGTGTTAATTCAATTAAATTTAATCTTGAATTTAAACTTTCTTTTCCACCTGAAAAATCTTTATGTTCTCCATCATCATTTGTTATAAATGTGCTTCTAATATAATCACATAATACATTTCTCTCTCTTAATGATTTAAATGATGAATATATATCATCCGCTGGCAATATATCTTCAAATACTCTTTGAGCCATTATATGATTTGTATTTAATCCATTCAAATTGATATTGTAATCTTTATATATAAATGGATGAGCATATTTATCAAATTGTTGATTCATATAATTTTGAAATTGTGAAGGAACATATGGTGTAGAAAATAATATTTCATTCCCAGGCAAATTCATCATTTTTTGTTTTATCGGATCTTTTTCTTGTGAATGTTTTTCTGATGGATTAATATTTTTTTTTTGAGATGGTAATAATTTTTTTTCTTCAGGCTTATAAGGTCCTTTATATGACACCTTAATCTGTTCTTTTGTTTCCTCTTTATATGATTTATCCCTTTCATCTTCCACCACTTTTTCATATGATGGCATAACACGCACACCTCCACCACTCATATTATTTTCTTGATACAAAGGCATCTTTCTTTTTGTTTTTTTTATAATATTTTTATCATTATTATTTACTTTTGATAAAAAAAAAAATCATTGTTTAAAACAGGCATCTTCATTTTTCTTCCTCCATACATATTTTGCTGGTTTGGCAACATCATATTTTGTTGAGTCATCATATTATTTATCATATCTTGTTGAGGCATCATATCTTGTTGAGGCATCATATTTTGTTGAGGTATCATCATATTTTGTTGTGGCATCATCATTTCTTGTTGTGGCATCATCATTTCTTGTTGTGGCATCATCATTTCTTGTTGTGGTAACATATTTTGTTGTGGCATCATCATTTCTTGTTGAAACATTTGTTGTGAATTTCCTAATAATGGCATAGGATGTTTTTGAATTCCTAAACTTGAACTGAAAGCATCACCCATTGTATTAATTATAGGTTTAGATTGTTTATCACTCATAGACATTGAAATACTATCATCCAAACTATCAACATCCTCAACATTACCAAGTAATTCTTCATAACGCATTTTTCTATTTGATTTCTTTTTACTTTTAGTTTCTTTTGTTTCCTTTTTATCATATTTTCCCTTAATATTACTAATTTTAGATTGAAGATTTTTTAATTCAGATTTATCCTTTTTTGTCATTCCTCCTTCAATTACTTCTTCTTCAACAGTTTCATCACTTTCAACAGTTTCATCACTTTCACTATTATCAGTATTTTCAGTTTCAACAGTTTCAGATTTAACACTTTCTACACTATTTTCAGTGGATTTTGTTTCATCATCTTTTTCAGAAGTAGAGCTTTCCGTAATATTTTCACTTGAACTGTCTTTAAAAACTTCAATTGGTTCATTATTTTTTAATTTAGTATTTTTATTTTTTATTCCTCCTTTTTTAGCTTTAGGTGACATTATTATAAATGTATTAAATAAAATATTTTTTGTTAAAATTTCATTGGGCAATATATTAAGTTTATAGTCTTTATAGAATATATTTTCATTTTTGATATTTTCATTTAATATATCCAATGAAATTATATCACTTATAATTTTTTTAATATTAACTTTATTTTTTGAACTATTATCATTCAATGATTTGAAAAAATTATAAATATCAAAAGAAGGATTATCTAATAATTCATCTTTATTTTTAAGATTTTTAACTGTTTCTAATGTTGAATATCTAAAATCACATAATTTACATATAAATTTTGTTCTTAATTTGAACTTAATATCACCAATATTTAATATAATTTCTTTTTCTTCATTTAATTTTTCTATGACAAATGAATTTATGGTGAAGTAATTTATTCTGAAATTGCCAAGTCTATTAATAATATAATAATAAGAATATAATACTTGAAAAACTAAACAAACTAATTCTTCAAATGTTTTTTTATTATCTAAAAATTCTTTCATAGAAATATATGATCTAAAATTTTCATAAACACTAATACAGTATTTATCATCTGTTTTATTTTCTTTGAATTTTTTATTAATAAATGGTAATAATTCATTATTTAACTCTAATGTTTCATATAATACATTAAAATTACACATATTTATTAAATAAAATGGAATATCATTTAATATTACAAATTCCGATAAAATATAATTAATAAATAATCCATATGAAACATCAATAAATGAACTTGAATTGCGATAATTATTGTCATATTTTTGAATTATTAATGTAATTGGAAATCTGGAATTTAAATATTTTTTTAAAATAATTTTATGTTTATCTTCTAATATTAATTTAAAATTTTTTTTATCATTAAAATTATTCATAATAATTTTGTTATAATCAAATTCACCTTGTTTTATTATTCTTGACATATCAATATTTTCAATATTTACTTTTTCATAAACATAATCTTTTTCTATATTTTTTCTTCCTTTATATACAAAATTATATATTAATTCTATCATATCATCAATATTGTCATAATTAAAATTATTATTTTCACTCATTATATACTTGTAATATAATTTACTTTATAAAATTATTCATTTAAATTATAAAAAATTGAAATAATTTTATTATACATAAAATAATAATAAAATGAATAAAAATAATATTGAAAAATTATTAAATCAAAAAATATTAAACAATACTAAATCAAAAAAAAATTTTTACATACTAATGTGTTGTAATAATTGTAAAAATCAATTTGTTGAAGGTGGATGTTGTTCTCAAAGCTATATTGAACCAGTTGAACCAATTAAATTATTTACTGAAAATGAAATGATTAAATATATTACACCAAATACATTTACTGAAAAAAAAATTAATGATATTTATCATCCATTTATATTTTTAACACTAGACGAATATTTAATAGAATTTTAAAATTATTTTTTTCTAAATACTTTGAAAAAATCATGCTCCAATAATTCAAATGGAGTTATTAATTCATCATTTACTTGTAATCTACATTTGTCATTAACCTTTGGATTAATCTTTTTTTTATTGGTATATGGTCTATATTCCATTGGAATAACATAATTTATAAAATCTTTTACATCTTGATGAATGCATTTTTCAGTTAATAAATCAGGTAAAAATCCCTTTCTTATTAATGTTCCGAAAAAATAATGTAAATCATAATATCTATTTTGTTTTGATGTAATATTTAATTTATTGAAAAATTTTTGATGAACTTTTAAATTTTCAACCACACCTTGAATACACGAAAAATCAAAATCCCATAAATAAACCATATATCCAATTGATGGAATTACATATGTTTTTTTATTTATATTAAATTGTCTTGCTTTTAGTGATGATTTTGATATTAATACATTATTTAATTTTAAATCATTGTGACGAAATGTAGGATATTTTGATTGAATGACTGCTAATGTTGAAATTATTTGAAAAAATATACACTTCCAATGCATCAAATTTAATTTTTTATAATATTTTTTTAAAAACATGCTCAAATCACCCTCATCAGCCCACTCAGATATTATTATACTCACATTATCATAATATTTTCCACTTTTATACCTTTCAATAAATTCCTTATAATTTGTATTATTTTTATCAATAATACCCTTTTCCTGTAATGTTAAAAATGGTTTAATATCAGTATAAAATGTGCTAATTGGTAAAATTATATGTGGAGACATTTTTTTTAATACAAAATACGATAATACTTTCAACATACATAATTCAGCATTTTCCGGTCTTTGTAAATTATATTCATCACCATAATCATCCTTCTTTGAATAAGCAACCATTTTCACAGCAAAACTATATTTTTCTTTTCCATTTTCATCCTTAACAACACCTTTAAATGTATGTCCATATCCACCACTTTTTACATATGACAACATTGCACCCATTTGTGAAATAACCTTTTTAAAATTAAACTCCTGTTTACCTAAAACACTTCTTGTGTCATTATCATCATCATTATTTGATTTATCATTTTTAGAATGATAAACTAATGTATCCACATTTTCATTTAAATCTTTTAACGGATTTAAATAATTAATATCTGATTCACGAATTAAATTATTTATCTTATTTAATCTTTTTTTAATGTCCGGAATATTATCATCATTATTCATAATATAATTTATTAAATTAATTATCTAATTTATTTATTAAATAATTTTATTTATTATTTATATAAATTTATTTTTTTACTTAAATGCAAATTTAATAAATATTTTGAATTAAGAATATTCTTTTCAATGGCCATTAAATAATATTTTTTCATTTCATCATAATCATTTTCAATTTCTTGACAATAATTACCTAAATTTTTCATAAAAACAATATCACCTAAATCAATGGCCATTAAATAATATTTTTTTATTTTATCGTAATCTTTTTTAATTGTTTGATAATAATTTATGTATATCAGAACTATTTGTTTCAATATTTTTATTATTATATAAGTTTAAAATATAATCAGTTAAATATGTATATTGTTGTATTGACACAAAATCATAATTATTTTTAAAGTATATTTCTTCTAATGTTTTAAAACGGTTTGTAAATATGTCAAACATTTTTAAATAATTATTTATAACTATTATAAATAATAAAATCAATTTTTATTATATTTTAATTTTACACAAAGAGCAAATATTAATAAATAATATTGAAAATGAAAATTTATATTATAAAACAACATATTTTTGTTAATAATAAATTAAAATAATTTTATTTATTATGCATGTAAATTTATTTTTTTATTTTTTCACTCAAATACAAATTTAAAAAATATTTTGAATCAAGAATATTCTTTTCAATGGCTATTAAATAATATTTTTCCATTTTATTATAATCCATTTCAAAATTTTCATAATATTTAGCCAAATATATTATAATATCTTGATTGCCTTTTTCAAAATATAATAACAAAATATCTTCTAATTCTTTATAATTATTATTATAGAGTTTGTAATAATCCATCAAATAATACAATCCATTATTATCACCATTTTCAAAAGCCATTAAATAATATTTTTTCATTTTTTCATAATTTTTCATACGCTGATAATAATATCCTATATTTTTCATTGCTGCAGTGTCTCCCAA